CAGCACTATTATCTACTCCAGTACCCAAGCCTTCCATAAATTCAAAATAACCGTCAAGTCCAGTATGTGATATACTAACAGGAGTACCAACAGGTGCAGCTGTTTCACCTGATGCTATCTCGTCAAGTGTTTTACTTTTAAAGGTAAGTGTGCCTGTTATTGCTATTGTTTGACTTGAGTAAGTATTGTTAAAAGTAATATCTAAATAATCTCTACACAGGTCTGCAATTTCAAATGCAACAGATCCAGTAGTACCAGATAAGTTTGTGTCCTTATTCATAGTTGTTATTACAGTTCCTCCTACTGATAATTCTAACGTTGCACTCTTTGCGGTATCACCACTACTTTGTGCTTGGCTATGATATTCGTAATATGGACTTCTTAATAATATATTTGCCATTAGTTTATTCTTTTTATTAGTTCTGCCTCTACCATACTGTCAATCATTTGTATTAACATATCATCTGCAAATATATCTTGTAAATCCATAGGTAATTTTTTATACTCATTTACAAATGGTATTGTAAAGAAATTGTTTGCTCTTATACCTTTTTCATATATTGATTTAGCTAGTACATAAGCTATCTGATTAAACTTACCTTTTGCAAACTGTCCCTTAGCATTTCTAAATCTTATATTTCTAGCTTTTGCCCAACCTTCTAATGCCGTGCTTGGTGGTCGTTTAGTTGTAAATTTAAATGGTGTGTTTTTGTTTACTCTATAATTACTCTTTGTGCCTTTTACACCTTTATCAATGTAATCTCCATAATCTTGCATAAACAAACCATACGCAAGACCTGTTTCGTTTTCAAATAGTTTTGCATACTTAATACTATTGTATAGTTTTTTTGTGTTGTTTATAGGTCTCTTCTTTCTCTGCAGCTTAGTACCCTTTGAAAGATTTTGCCTAGCCTGTTTTTTTACAGCTTTAAAAAAGTCTTCTAACCTATCGTTAAAGTTATCTGAAAATACTAACATATGTTTAAGTCGTTTCTAATTTCTATTGTTAAATCTGCATTCCAACCTGCAAGGTTATTTTCAAATCTATCTGCAAAAGGTTCACACACTGGATCATTGACTAATCTATAACCAGTTGTATGTAAATTACCAAACCTAAGTTTTTGCATTAGATTATTTAACACACCTAATTGTGTATTTAAAATATCTTGCTCATCTGTGTTTTTTCTAAACTTGTCAGTTTCTTCTGACTTACTTGCATCTTTTATATCCATCACAAGTACAGTCATATTGTATTGTAATGTTTGCTCTGTTACTGTAACATTGTTTACTATAAAATGTGCTAAAGGAAATATTGTTTGTTTACCTAAATCTACATCTGATATATCTCCTATTGTTACTGTCTTAGTAATTGAGTTGCTTAGTAGTGCACTTTCTATAGTTTCTGATACTAAGTAATATGATCGTATTGCTGTATTATCTGACATTTCTTTTCATTTCTATTTTTTCTACATCGTTTTTTTCTTTCAAGTACATCATAGCCATCAATGCAGTTTTTAAATCTTGCTCGGTGATATCTTTGAACTTTGTAATATCTCCTTTAGCGAGTTCGTAAATTGCTGAATACCAACCCCACCTTTGGTTGAACTGGTTTCTGTTTGAGTAAGGTTGTTCCACTGTTCCTCCTCCAAATAGTCCATCAAATTGCTTGACAAGTCTATCCCTAAATTGTAAAAAAAAAGCAGGGAACTAAAACAAACATCAAGCGGCATATTCTTCATTATATCGGTATCACTAGCCTCGTAGTCTTTTATTTGGTATTTACCTTTTTTACTGATTGTAATTGGTCTATATAAAACATTCATAGCAAGGTGCATATCTTTCCATTCTTTCATATAGCTTTCTAGATCTACAAACTCACCTAAAGTTATTTCTTCTAAGTTTGGTATGAATCCGTACTCTACTTCGTTATACCAAAATCTTTGTACTAGATCAGGTTTAGTATCTAGTAGTTTAATTATGCTTTGTGATATATCACTTACATCAGCTACTTTAAGTTTAAATGTATCTTTTAAATCTAATCCACAAAATATTTCAATCATTTTCTGAAATATAAATGTTTGATCGTCATTTTGATTTTGTATATCTACAAATCTTTGGTACTGATGTAATGTCATATCAGACAAAGTTGTAGGAACTGTGATTGTAAGTTTCATATTTATATAATACAAAACTAAACATTTTTTAAAAAAAAAGAGGGCTGCTCAATACCCTCTGCAAATTAACCAATAAAACTGATATGAAAAAAATAAACCTAATTAACTGAGCATTTAAATTTTAAGTATTTGTTTTTGTACTTCACTAAAATCAACATCTTTGATGTCAATGTCAAGTATTCTATGTTTATGTGGATCTTGTATTGCGTCCTGGATAAATAAGTCCTCGTATTGCGATATGTCTAATGACTTTAAAAAATCTAAGTCATAATGACAAAATATTTTGTTCATCGCTATATCTAAAGGTTTGCTCATAGTACTCCCATAGCTTTATCTGCTATGTATTGCAAAATTACAAATAGCACAGCAAAAATCCAAATAGGTAATACATACACAAAAAAGTTGTACAAGTATCTTTTTATTTTAGAAAGGTAAGGGTTCATCTTTTAAGTTTTCAGTATTGTTAATATCAGCAACACAATGATCTCTAGAATCAGGAGATAAAGTAGATGCAATTAAAAAAGCTGCTAGGTGCTTTCTTTGGTACTCTGGTAGTTTTAGTAATGTTTCTAAAACATCATCTGATAATATTTCTTTTGTAATCATAAATCTAATATACAACAATATTTTATATTATCAAATTTTTTTGATAACTTTTTTATTATTATATTAGCAATATGATATATGATTTACATAAAATGACAACTTCTCAAGTCAAAGGTGAGATCGTAACTGCAGCACAGTTTATACAAGCAGCTATGGAGGAACTAAAAGAAAGAGAAGCGTCTAACGAATAGCATACTTACCATAATTAGGTTTGCTCATTAGACTATAGGTTGCATACCTGGTAGCATCAGGAATATGATCGCTACCCTCGTTTGGAATATTTGTAAGTCTTCCTGCTTTATCTTTCTTCCACCTATAATCTCTAAACTCTCTTATTGCATTTGTAGAACTTTCTGTAATCATTAGCTTATATCTTTTTAATAAATCAATACCTGCCATAATACTATTCTGACCTTTTACACTAGGTCTTATATTATTGCCCATTCTTTTAAGTTCATCTATTAGTCTTACCTCTGCACTATCTCCAAAGCACAAAGTATTGCTTATATTGTTTTGCAATAAAAACTTATGTATGTCACTTGTTGTCATCATAGTTCTATATAGTAATTCATTAATGTAAAGTGTATGATCTAATTGGTAAACCTCTACTGCACAGGTCGGATCATTAGTGTAGCCAAAGTCTATACCAATAGATAATAGTTTGGCTTGTTCTGGAATATTACTTACTGTACCAAATGTAAATATTTGTGTTCTTGATAATGCTCTCTCACCAAGTCCAAATACTTGCCAATATTCCTCGTCAGTTTCTTTTAATCTTTCAAGCTCTGTAATTAGTCCTTTATCTATAAATGGATTATCCTTATATGTAGTCTTATAAAATATTACATCATCTCTTACAAGTACTTTATCATATATCCAGTGAGTGCTTTCTGATGGATTATAATCAATAACTATTTTACCTTCTGTTCTAAATATTAATTGTTGCCAACTCTCCCAGTCAATCTCGTTAGCCTCATTTATAAATAGTAAGTTTCTTTTTCTACCCCTAATCTTTGCAGGTTGGTCAAGTGATATAAACTCTATAATATTATTGTTGAGTATGTATTCGCTGTTTGATTTATTATGGTTCTCCTCATCATACAACTCATACTTGCGTAGTATCTCTAAAAAGTCTCTCATAACCGTAGCCCTAAGACTAGGCATAACACGCCTTGTTACAGTAATAATTTTACCTGTATTTATACTACAATAATCAAATATAATCCACAGCAGTATGTTATAGGTTTTACCACTTCTAGAACCACCTTGCTCTATTAGTATTTTATTATCTGATCTATAGAAATTATAGCCGTGATTGAATACTATGTTAGTTTCAACTCTTTGCGTCATTGTCTAAGACTTTGACTTCAAATATAGGACTTTCTTGTTGTAGATTTATGTCTTGTGTTTCTCTTGGCTTACCTGCAAAGTAATGATAGAATAATTGCACAAATTTAAAGTCGCCTTTTTCCACACCATCTTTAAGTGCAAGATAAGCTGCATCTTCTAGCGGTGATAACTTCTCTATTAAGTTTACCTCTTGTGCTTTTGATTTTCTACCTGCTCCTTGTCTTTTACCTCCGTGTGTCATCTTTTTTTACCTTGTCCTCTGTATTTCTTTTTATATCCTACTTGTGATCTACTAGCATTCTTGCTATGCACACCTGGTCTTTTCTTTTTTGGTTTAAATATATATGTGCTTATTATCTTCCTTGCCAACTTGAAAAAACTTGATTATTCAAGAGTATAATAACAAATATAATATTTTTTACCACTCCCAAGTTACTTTTTCTAATTCTTCCATAGACATCTCTTCTCTTAGTATTGTGTCTATCATAGCTGCTAGTTTGATTAGCACATCTTCTGGTAAGTATTTTAGCTTTGCTTTTATGTATGCTTGTGTATGTTTACGGCTTTGGTAGTTTGGCTTTTCAAATAAGTTCTCAAACCACTCTTGCATTCTTACATTATTTCTTTCATACACTTCAAACATTTTTAGCGAGTGACACAAAGTTGCACTGTCCATTGCAAACCCTAAATCGTTAAATATATTTATTATGTCTTTGTTTCTATACTTGTAATAGTTTTTCAATATGTGTACAAAAAATGATCTTGCCTCTACATATTCTGTTTTTCTATTCTTTTCAAGAAAGTTTAAACCTGTCACCTCCTTGATTTCTTTTGCCATTTTATATGTTTCTCTCATAATAAAAAGTTAGTCTTGCAAGATATGAAAAAAAGTTAATATTATAAATTTATATCAAGATAATATGCGTCTAAATCTGTCATCTCAGTTTCAAAATAATCGTGATATACTTTTAGTGCATATGCTACTTTATCTCTACCAGATTTTATAAAGTCTTTGGTTACATAATTGCTTATGCCAATATCACAGCTTGATTTATCTATAACAATAAACTGAAAGTTATCTACACCAAAAATTTCTGTATATATGTAAGCCTGTACGTCATAAGAGTACCAATAAGCTGATTTCTCAAACTTTCTTATATCGCTTGTAGTTTTTAAATCTATAATACAATTATCTGCTAGGACATCTGCTTTACCACGAAATGGTTTTCCTTGTACAAGACCTACACCTGGATACTCTACCTTACAACCTTTTATAATTTGCATAGCAGGTTCATTTCTAAAAAAAGCATCTGCTAGTCTCTCCGCATCGTTCTTCTCTTTCATTGTATATACAGTTCCGTGTTCTTCTTGTGCTAGTTTGTACTTCTTTGTATTCTTGCTTTGCACATCTACAAATATTTGTTTATGAAAGTATTCTGGTGTTAGTATAAGTAAGTGTACTAAAAATCCGTCTCTTAGTGGTTGTGTCTCTGGTGATCCATATTGCATTACATTATGGTAAGTCTTTGGTGATTGTAGTAGGAGTTTTATTGAGCTACTGCTAAATGCCCATTTATGCATAAAGCCATAGTAAAAATTATCGTCCAACATATCAGACAATAGTTTTGTTTTGTCATAAAATTTACCGTCAA